ATGGACCGATGTATATAGTGAAAAATCATTTGATTATTTAGCTATTATTGTTAAAGGTGGTAATCCAGTTTGGGATAAAGAAACTAACGGCTTTATTGATAAAGCTGATTTAGAAAAAAGAGAAAAACCAAGTAGTGATAAAATTGAGGAAGAAATCACTATGAGTGCAGCATTAGATGCTGAAGTAAAAGCTGTTGAGTCGTCTGCAAATGCAGAAGATGAAGATGATTTACCTTTCTAATTGGTAAAATATAAAACTAAAGGCTGGGGTAATCCCAGCCATTGGTTTTTATAAATAAAAGGAAAAACGCATAACAAACAAACAAAAACAATATGAGTAGTAAAAAACCAACTAAAAAAGTAATCAAAAAGGAAGATTTTGATTTAGACGCTTTTTTAGAATCACAAGGATTAGATTCAATTCCTAATGATAAAGAATTATCTTGGATACCGCTATCTAAAGCGTGGCATGATGCATTAAAATTACCAGGATTTCCAAGAGGTTATTTAAGTCTTATCAGAGGCTTCTCTAATACTGGTAAGTCAACGGCGTTTTATGAAGCTATTCGTGGTGCGCAATCAATAGGTGACTTTCCAATCGTAATAGAAACAGAGGGTAACTGGAGTTGGGAACATGCTAAAAAAATAGGTGTTAGGTGTACTGAAGAAGTGGATGAGTTTGGTGAAATTTTATATAAACCAGATGGGTTCATGTTGATTCGTAATCATGATTTATATAGAAAATTTAAAAATTACAATCATGCTGATAGTAAAATGGGTACCAAACCAACAAGATTAGAACCAGTTATTGAGGATGTTGCTATGTTTATTCATGAAATGTTAACTCAGCAAGCAGAAGGTAAGTTCCCTAGAAATATTTGTTTCTTATGGGATTCAATTGGTACTCTTAACTCATATCAATCAGCAGTAGCTAATGGTAGTAATTCAATGTGGAACGCTAAAGCTATGGGTTGTTTTCAATCAATTGTTAACTTCAAGATACCGTCAAGCAGAGATAAAGAGAGTGAATTTACCAATACATTTATTTGTGTACAAAAAATATGGTTAGATTCTATGGGTATGGGTCAACCAACAGTAAAACACAAGGGTGGTGAATTTATGTTCTTTAATGCTAGGATAATTGTTCACTTAGGCGGACAACAATCACATGGTACATCTAAATTAAAGGCGACTTCGTTAGGTCATGAATTCCAATACGGAACTCAGGCTAAAATTAACGTTGAAAAAAACCACGTTACTGGTATTGAAAGAAAAGGTATTATTGCGTCAACACCTTTTGGATATGTTAATCCAGATGAGTTAGATGCTTGGAAAAAAGACCATAGAGACTTTATCCATGCATCACTTAACGTTGATTATGATGCTAAGATAGAATTTGTCGAAGAGGATGGTGAATTCGAGGGTAATGACCAAAAAGAATAGAGTGTTAACCATTTAATTAAAATGTTGTGAATAAAAGACCATCTAAGAGTGGAGTAAAACGAGATTTAAAAGAAAATATATTATTAGTCGACGGTAACGCCCTTTTTAAAAGGGGTTTTATCGGGGCTTATGATGAATTCAATAGTAAGGGTGAAAGAATGGGTGGATTGTTTCAATTCATAACCGTACTTAGAAAACTTTTAGTTGAGGACCTTTATCATAAAGTTTATGTTTTTTGGGATGGTGCGCTTAGTGGTAAATTAAGACACGATATATATCCAGAATATAAAGAAAATAGAAATAAGGACTACATAAATGGCTCTATTCCAATAGATGCGAACTACCGTATTCAAAATTTTAAAGTAGAAGAATACCTATCAGAATTATTTATTAGACAAATAAAAGACCAAATGGTTGAAGGGGATGATTTTATTGCGTATTTTTGCAAAAATAAGACACCTAACATGAATGTAACCATTTGTACTAACGATAGAGATATGAGTCAATTGATTAATGATGATGTTAGGATATATTACATTGATAAAAAGACATTCGTAACAAAAGAAAATTACCAAACACATTTTAAACATCATCAGACTAACGCTATGTTGATTAAAATGATAACTGGTGATAACTCTGATTGTATAAAAGGTATAAAAGGTGTTAAGGAGGGTACGTTGTTAAAACACTTCCCTAAATTAACTGAAAGAAAGGTTGAATTAAACGAAATTATTGAATGGGCCACCGAAATACAAAAAGAACGCGCCGATAAAAAACAAAAACCATTAACTGCTTTAACTAATATTATTGATAAGGTAACCGTTGGTTCCCAAGGAACTAAAATATACGAAATTAATAAAATTTTAGTTGATTTAAGCGAACCGTTATTAACTGAATCTAGTCAATTAATAATTGATAACTTAATTGAAAGTGAATTTAACTCAGAAATATATGGTGGTATTAAATTAGTTTACGAGAAGATGAAGCGGGATGGTTTTGATGAAAAAATTGGACACGAACGATTCAATGATTTCTTAATGCCATTCAAAAAGTTGATAGAACGAGAAAAGAGATTAACAGAATAACAATAAGAAACCAATTACGTAGGAAATAATTGGTGGATAATAAAAAACTAGTTACATAGGAAATAACTAGTGGTTAAATAAGTAACAACAAACAAAACAAACAAATATGGAAAGTAAGCGATTTGAATTCGTTCTATACAAGAACGAACCAACCAAAATTATCTGTGCTAGAAATTTTAGTGTAGATAATTTTAACCCAAAAGTGATTAATTCACTTGAAATTAAAACAATGATTGATAACATTGTTGGAATAAATAACGGACCGTTTGGTTTATTAGGTATTATCCCATTAAGTATACAGAAAAAATCTGTAGATAATATGTGGTCCTACTATAACCCATTAAAGGAACAAGAAGTAAGGAGTGAGGATTTATTTGAAAATGAAGATATTTTTTATTTAGAAGTTAGACAGAAAGATGTTATCGTAATTAACGGTGAAGAAATACCAAATGATAAATTAATTGGTAAGGGTTCGTTTTCTGGGAATTATTTCCCAAGACATTTACGTAATAGAGTTGATATAAAAAGTATTATACCAGAAATTATGGATGAGATTAAAACCACATTATCTAGTAAGAAAACAACGAACAACTACGCGTTAGTAACGCTTTAAAACAATAAAAACCATGATTAACAAGACATTTAATTTTTTAGGACATGACTTTATGAAACGATTGATGGCCGAAGTCCTAACAGATGAAAAGTTTGCTGATAATATAATTGATATTCTGGAACCTAGATTTTTTGAGGGATGCGAACCGCTCCCTCAAATGGTCCAGATATTAAAAACAGCGCATGAACAAGATGAAGTGATTTGTAATTATGAGACACTTAGAATTAGATTCTTATCCTCTAAAGCGGCTGAGAGTAAAATTCAAAGAACATTGTTTTTAACAACCTTGAGTAGTATTGAAGAGTTACCTTTGAATGATGGTTATAATATTCAAAAAACTGGTATGTCTTTCTGTAAAAGGCAAGCCATGAGAATTATGAATGAAAAAGCACTACATATAATTGAAACTGAGGGTGAGGAGAGTTATTATAAATGTGAAGACTTGATGCGTAAAGCTTTAGAGTTGGGTGATTCTAAAATAGATGATATTAACGTTTTTGATAATCTTGATGATGTTTTAGCCGATGATTTTAGAAATCCGATTGCTACAGGTATTCAATTATTAGATGAAGTAATGAATGGTGGTTTATCTAGAACTGAATTAGCTATTTTACTTGCACCATTAGGTGTTGGTAAAACGACTGTAACTACTAAAATAGCTAATACAGCTTTTAATAATAATAAAAAGGTGGTCCAAATGTTTTTTGAGGATAACCCTAAAGTTATTAAACGAAAACATTTAGCTTGCTGGTCAGAAGGTAAATTTAGTCTTAATGAATTATCTGCTAATAAAGAAGAGGTTAAAAAAATTGCTAACGAAAAGATGAATGCATCTACGGGTTATTTAAAATTAAAGAAATTCCCATCTTTAGGTACAACACCAAGAGATATTAAAATTTATCTTAGAAAATTAATTGCTAGAGGTGAAAGACCAGATTTAATAATCATCGATTACGTTGACTGTATGTCACCAACATCTAAAGTTGATGATATTAATGTTGGTGAAGGCAATATCATGAGAGAAATCGAGATGATGTTAGAAGAATTTAATATCGCTGGATGGGTAGCTACGCAAGGTAATAGGTCGTCTATATCTTCTGAAGTTGTTGACACCAATCAAATGGGTGGTTCTCTTAAAAAAGCACAGATTGGACACTTCTTATTATCTATAGCTAAAACAATGACACAAAAAGAAACTAATTTAGCTACATTTGCTGTCCTTAAATCAAGATTTGGACGAGATGGGTTGGTTTTCCCAGACTCAATAATGAACAACGGTACATTAGAAATTGAATTCAAGGCAGACGATAATTTAGAGGGGTTAACACATAGTGAAATGGTTGGAAGAAAACAAGAGGCAGCTCAAGCTAGAGTTAATGTATTAATGAGTGAAAAATTTGCCGAGGTTAAAAAATCAATAGAGAATGGTGTTAAAAACGCCTAATAATACAGATACATAAAATATTTTTTTAAAAAGCTCCTTAATTGGGGCTTTTTTTAATTTAAGGCATTTATTTTTAAAAATATAGTTGTATTATATTTATTAGAAAGATACTATGCCTAAAAAATATATAAATATCCAATTTCCTTTCATGCCTAGCCCAGAAGGGTTCCTGTTTAATTTAACTAGAACAGATAATGAAGCTATTAAATCCGATTTAATGCACCTTATATTAACTAGAAAGGGAGAAAGATTATACATGCCCTCATTTGGAACTAATTTACTTAAATTTATTTTTGAACCAAACGACACGCTAACAATGAGTGCAATTAAGAGTGAAATAAAGGAAACAGTTAAAAGATTTATCCCAAACCTAACAATAAACGAAGTTGTTGTTACGGAAAGCGAAGATAGTGAATATACCGCCGTAGTTAGGATAGATTACACAATAAGCGACGATGTTTTTGAATCATCAGACCAAATTATCATAAATGTTTAAGAATAATTAGATGGCAAAGAAAATAAATTATTTCAGTCGTAATTTTGTCGACATAAGACAAGAATTAATCGGCTTTATCAGACAGTATTACCCAAATACCCTATCGGACTTTAACGATGCCTCAATAGGGTTACTAATTCTGGAAATCAATGCAGCTGTAGGAGATATGCTTTCCTTTCATACCGATAGAATGTTCCAGGAAACTCAATTAGACTATGCGCAAGAGAGAAAATCTCTATTATCTATGGCCAGAACATTTGGATTAAAAGTTCCAGGAAAAAGACCATCCATAACAATAGTTGATTTCTCAGTTACTGTACCAGTTAATGGTGATACATTTGATTTAACATATGCACCAATTATTAGAAGGGGCGCACAAGTTATTGGTTCTGGTAAAGTATTCGAAGCTGTTGATGATATTGATTTCTCATCACCGTTTACAACTGGTGGGTTACCAAATAGATTGATTATTCCTAATACTGATAGTAACGGTACGATTCAAAACTATACATTAACAAAAAGGGAGATTGTTTTAAATGGTATTACTAAGATTTTTAGTAGGGTACTTACAGAATCAGATGTTAGACCATTTTTCGAACTAATATTACCTGATAATGATGTTTTATCTGTCGAATCTATAATAACATTAGAAGGAACGGATTACAGTAAAAACCCAACTCTGGACCAATTCCTAGATGAATCACTAAGATGGTATGAAGTTGATGCATTAGCCGAGGATAAAATATTTGTTGAAGATAAAACATCTACATCTGATAATTCTGGTATTAAACCAGGTAAATTCATTAGAGTAGACAAAAGATTCATTAAAGAATATACCGATTTAGGATTTACTAAAGTTATTTTTGGTGGTGGTAGTCAAGACATAGGTTCCTTATGCGATTTTGATATAAATAATTCATTAGTTGAAAGGGTTGGTGATTTTATCAACAATTTTTCATTAGGTACAACACCATCAGCTGGTCAAACAATGTTTATTCAGTATAGAATAGGTGGTGGTTCAAGCAGTAACTTAGGTTCTGGAACATTAACAACTGTTGGATTAGCTGATATGATAATAAATGGTTCGGACCAAAGTATTAATGCGAGTGTACAGCGTTCTTTAAAAGTAAATAACCCAGCACCAGCATTAGGTGGTAGAGATGAACCATCAGTTGAAGAAATTAGGAACTTAACTAGATATAATTTCTCAGCACAAAATAGGGCTGTAACCATTAAGGATTATCAAAGTAGAATTTCCTTAATGCCAGGTGAATTTGGTGTACCATTTAGAAGTGGTGTTTTCGAAGAACAAAATAAAATAAAAATATCTATTCTTGGATTAGATTCTGACGGTAAGTTAACCAACTCATCCACAAATACCTTAAGGTCTAATATTGCTGAATATTTATCTGATTATAGAATGTTAAATGATTATGTTGAAGTGGCTAATGGTCGTATTATTAATATTGGATTTGAAGTTGATTTATTTATTGAGAAAGAATTTCCACAATCACAAATTATGGCCGAAGTCATTAGTAAGATAACAGACTTTATGGATATAAATAATTTCCACATGGGAGAAAGTATCTACTTGGCCCAACTATATGAAATAATTAATAATGTGGGTGGTGTTCTTAACGTAGTTGATTTAAGAGTTTATAACAAAGTTGGTGGTGGTATATATTCATTAAATGAAATAGCACAGCCCTATTTGGACGAAGCAACCAGACAAATTGATTTATTAGGTCAATTTACACTATTTGGTGAACCGACAAGTATGTTCGAAATTCGAAGACCAGAAATAGACGTGAAATGTAGAATAAAATCTTAAGCTTCACTTTGAGATAAACTATTTGTATATTTAATTATGGGTTGTGGATGCAAAAATTCTTCAGAAGAAAATGAGATGATAAAAAATGCCGTTAAGGGTAAATTTATCAGTACAACATTTGGTAAGACACTTTTAATGGTTTTATTATCACCTATATTAATTCCAGGTACCATTATTTACTTTTCTAGGTACTTAATAACTGGAAAAAACTTTAACAATAAGAAATTCAATGACTATTTAATTAGTAAGTTAAATAAAGAGAGAGATGTCGAAGTCTATTAGAATACGTACAACACCAGGTGGTAGTGATAAATATGTTAAAGTTAAATTAGACCAGGAGTTTGATTTTGTTAAAATACTTTCATTAAAAATATCACAAGAGAAAATTTATAGAGAGTTTTGTTCTGACTACGGTGTTGTCGTTGGTAGAATCATCGCTAATGACGGTTTCGGCGTACCTAATGCAAAATTATCTATTTTTGTACCAATTACCGACGAAGACCAACAAGACCCTGTAATAAGCTCTTTATACCCTTATTCTAATGTTTTTACGGATAAAGATTCTAATGGAATACGTTATAATTTATTACCAGAAGAAAGTCAAGGTGATTGTCATACACCAGTTGGTACATTACCTAGTAAAAGAAAAATTCTAGATAATGATGTTGTATTAGATATTTACGAAAAATATTATAAATTCACAACTACCACTAATCAATCTGGTGATTATATGATTTTTGGTATTCCAGTAGGTAACCATATTCTACATATGGATATTGATTTAAGTGATATTGGATTGATTAGTCAAAGGCCGTATGATTTAATTAGAAATGGTGCCTCATCTAAATTTTTTGAAAGTGGAACCAAATTTAAATCGAGCACTAATTTAGATAGTTTAAGTCACATTAAAACTTCGAATACTGGTATTAATGTAATTCCATTTTGGGGTGACCCAGATAATTGTGAATTAGGTATTACTAGGGTTGATATTCCATTAAGTTATAAAATAGAAACAAACTCATTATTTATCGGTAGTTTATTTAGTGATAGTGATGATAACG